GTCCTGCGATCTACATCAAGAAACATGCTCTAAAAGATTGGGCATAACCTTTCTTCCCTCGGCGCTAACGCGCCGAGGGGTCCCAAACCATTTCCGATAATCCACTTTAGTTTACCCCCCACCCCCCTTATTTTACAAAAAGGGGTCCCACTACTCTAGGTTGTATTGCATGTTTTACACATTCGTGTATAACTAAAACATATTGGTACCATGGACTTGAATAAGGTAAATATAGAAAAATTACCTGCAGATGTCAGGAAGACCTTCAGACAACTTCAAGTGTTACATGCAGAAAAAAAGATACAGAATAAAGCTAAAAATGATTTTCTATCTTTTGTAAAATGTGTGTGGCCAGATTTTGTAGAGGGGTCCCACCACAGACACATTGCAGATAAATTTAATAAATTAGCCACGGGTGAAATAACTCGGTTGATTATAAATATGCCTCCTAGGCATACAAAATCAGAATTTGCCTCATACTTACTTCCGGCTTGGATGGTGGGCCGTGATTCAAAATTAAAAATAATTCAAGCAACGCACACGGCAGAACTCGCAATAAGATTTGGCCGTAAAGCCAAGAACCTAATCGACTCTACAGATTATACAAAAATTTTTAAAACAAGATTACAGGAAGACTCCAAAGCAGCAGGGAGATGGGAAACCTCAGATGGTGGTGAATACTTTGCTGCTGGTGTCGGTGGTGCAATTACAGGAAGGGGTGCGGACCTTCTGATAATTGATGACCCACATTCTGAACAAGATGCAATGTCCAAGACTGCATTAGAGTCAGCCTACGAGTGGTACACATCAGGTCCACGTCAGCGTTTACAACCAGGCGGTAAGATAGTCATGGTCATGACTCGTTGGTCAACAAAAGATCTTACAGGCATGTTGATCAAAAACCAGAGTGAGCCAAAAGCTGATCAATGGCACGTGGTCGAGTTTCCGGCAATCATGGACCAAGGAACAAGGACCAAACCTGTGTGGCCAGAATATTGGAAGTTAGATGAATTAGAAAAAGTAAAAGCAACACTACCTGTTGCTAAATGGAATGCACAATGGATGCAGAATCCTACAGCAGAGGAAGGTGCAATATTAAAACGTGAATGGTGGCGAACATATTCAGACGAAGAGATACCACAACTACATCACGTCATACAATCTTACGATACAGCTTTTCTTAAAAAAGAAACAGCGGACTACAGTGCGATAACGACATGGGGTATATTTTATCCTGACGAAGATAGTGGCGCTAATTTAATATTACTCGATGCCATAAAAGGTAGATACGAGTTTCCTGAACTTAGGAGATTGGCTCTTGAACAATACAAATATTGGCAGCCAGAATCTGTAATTGTTGAGGCAAAAGCTAGTGGTTTACCACTAACTTATGAGCTTAGACGTATGGATATACCGGTTGTGAACTTTACGCCAAGCAAAGGTAATGACAAGCACGCCCGTGTAAATGCGGTTGCACCTTTATTTGAATCTGGTATGATATGGGCTCCTGAGCAAAAGTTTGCTGAGGAAGTCATAGAGGAGTGCGCATCCTTTCCATATGGCGATCATGATGACCTTGTGGACTCTACGACACAAGCAATTATGCGATTCAGGCAGGGCGGTCTGATCGGTCACCCTGAAGATTACGTAGACGAAAAGGCAGAGAAACCTAGAAGGGTATATTACTAATGAGAAAAAAATTTAGAGTTGGAACAATTCCTAAAATTATAAAAGCTTTTCAAAAAACAAAAGGTGGCACAGAGAAAGTAAAAAAAGATGTTGTAAGCAAAATGCTTAAAGAACCAAAGATGATGGTCAAAGCTCCTAGCAAACAAATGCAAGAGGCAAAGATAGCATTTAAAAAATTAATCAATAAATATAAAAATAAACCACTTGATGATGAAGCCGTTAAAAAAGGCTACAAAATATTTACGAAAAAATAATGGCTGGCATAGCAATACTTAGAAAATTATTATTAAAAGAAGCTGCAAAAGGTTCTGGTCAAGCTTCTGGTATTCTATCTATTGGTGATAGTGTTAGAAAAATAGCTGACAATAAACTTCAATCGTATTTATTATCTGCACAAAAACAAGGTGTCGACATCGATAAAATGGGTGAGAACGAAATAAAATACATGTTGGAGATGAACAAACCTAAAAATAAAATGAAAGTTGTATCTCAAGATGATCCTGAGTTTAAAGATATTATGGATGCAATGATGGGTAAGAAGAAAGATAATGTTATAGAAGGTAAGTTTGGTAAATCTTTTAAAGAAGAAGCAGATGAAGTTTTAAACACAAGACAGATGCTTGAGGACGATAAAGTTGCAGCAGACATGTTTCAAGGTGGTCCAACAGCAAACGATCCAAAAATTGATGCAGAGATGCTAGCAGAATTTATAGCAGAGGATGCAGGAAAAGTTTACGATGATTTACCTACAAAAGAAAGATTAGATTTCTATGACAGAGCATACGAGGCTATTGTTAGATACAAAAGAGATAATTCAGACTTTGCAGACGGTGGTCGTACTGGTTTCTTTTTAGGTAGTAAAAGTCCAAAAGGAGCAGCTTTATTTAAACAGTTATTAAAATTTATGGATACACGTGGAGGAGATGAAACGAAGAAAAGTCCTCTTGAACTATTAAAGAGATTTAATCCTAAACAATATAAAAAACTTTTAGAAGATCCTCTTTTGTACACTAAAGGTAAAGAAGGTATTATGGCAAGTGATGCTGTTAAAAAAGGTGCTGATGAAGCAAGAGAGGCTAGAATTGTAATGACCGATCAACTTTTGGATACAGCTAAAAAATTACGAAAGTCAGATAAAAATATAGAGGAAAAAAATAAGAAAATGATTCAAGCAGCTATTGAAGCTGGAGTGTCACCTGATCTAGCTGAAGATTATGTAACAGGCCTTACACAGTCAATGTTGAAAGCAACAAAAATGGATGCACCTAAACCAAGTGACGAAGGTATTTTACAACTAGAACAAATTCTTAAAAATTTAAAAACAGAGGGTAAAACTAAAAGAGATTTAAATGCAGACGGCGGTCGTATTGGTTTTAAAAAAGGTATGGACAGAAGAACGTTTATGAAAATTATGGGTGGTCTTACAACGATACCTATTTTTGGTAAATTTTTTAAAGGTGCAGAAGTTGCAAGTAAAGCTGCAACAAAAGTTCCATTTGAAAGTGCAACACGTTCTGAACCCCCAACATATTTTATTGAATTAATTAATAAAATAAAATTAAACGGAAAAAAATCAAAAATAGGACCATCGGACAGAGTAGATGAATATTCTTACACAGGTAAAAATGGTGACGAGTATACTTTAACAGAGGATATTACAACAGGTGATGCACAGATTAAAAAAGATAAAATAGGTGGAAGATCATATGAAGAGGGTAGTTATGATGTTATAGAAGATAGAACTGTTATGGAATACAAAGCACCTAGACAAGACGTTGATTTAGAAACACAGAAACCAACCAATGAAGCTGCTGAGTATGAAGAGTATAGAGTAGAGTTTGACCAAGATGGAACAGAAGCAGGAGCAGAAGCCATGGATGAATATATTCAAAAAGAAATTATAGAAGAAGCCGCAGAAGAAACACCATCAATTAAAAAAGCAGGTGGTGGTATCGCAAGAATGCTAGGAGAGTAATATGGATGTGGTAGATAAAATTATAGAGCTTACAGAATTATTTGACGACAACGTAGTAACTACAGCAGACAAAATAAACAGACCTGAACCTAAACAATCAGTCAAAGAAATAGAATTATTTAACGAGTTTAACAAACGTAATCCAATGGCTGGTGGTGGTATGTTGGTGCAACCAGGTTTCGGTGGTACGAGGCAGGGGTATAAAGAAGACAGAGGTAAGGGAGAATATAAAAGAGACTCATTGTCAAAAATAGAACAGAAAAAAATTAAAAAAGCTTTTCCTGATACAAAGTTTAATTTTGATAGGTATAGATATGGCGTTAAAAAATACCCTGACCTAAGAAATCAAAACAAAACAAACAAAGATTATACAAAAGTTTTAAGATTTATTAAAAAAGGTTTTACAAAAGAAATGGGTGAAGGTTTAAATGTTAGAGGACAACCTTACTCTGTTGAAGGAAAAAGACTATCGCTAAAAGATCAAGAAAAAATAAAAAGTTTATTTAAATTACCACCAGGTGAAGAGTGGGATTTTAAAACCCATAAATATGGAATTAAACAAGCAGGCCGAGAAAATCTCTTAGTTAGAATGGCAAAAGCTGTTAAAGATAAAAAACCTTGGAAGGTTGCAGCAGACTTTGGTTCTACTGAAGGTTGGATGATTTTACAAATGAACAGAGTTTTTGAAAATGAAACTAAAGCAGGAGTAAAACCAAATAAGTTAACATATCAACCTCAATATAAAATAATTAATGGAAGAAAAAGAATTATTGGTTTTAAGGATAACACTGTAGCTGGTGGTGGTAAATATTATTATGGTTTAAATATACATGCAAAGAAAAATGCAACTAATTTTATAAATCATGGAGATTTTAAATTAAATCAAAAACTAGTGGACATATCAAAAAGAAGTTTTAATCAACCCAATGAAGTTATAACTGGTTTGTTAAAGGAAAAAGGGTTTACAGATAAAATAAATTTAAATCAATTAATTAATTATTTAGCTGGAACCGAAGCTACTTCTGCAGAAAATTTAAAAAACGCCGTTGTCAGACACCACAACTCAGGCGTGGCTTTTGGAAGTGCAACTAATGATCTTTCTTTAACAACACAAACAATTAACAATAAAATAAAAGGCATAGAGGGTAGAATTGCAAACAATATTATAAAACCAGAAGATATAGATGTTTTAAAAAACAATAATATATTTGTTAGAAGTGGAGATGGTACGTTGTATGGAGCAGGTTCTAAAACACCTATAGGTCAATTTAAACAAATAGAAAAAGCGATTGAGGAATCTGTGCGTTCTCCAAACTTTAATGTAAAAGGTCTTGTGTCTTTTATGAAAGACTTAGGAATTAAGTGTCGACTTTCTACTGGTATCAATTGTATGAATCCAAAAGCATATGAAAAATCTTTAAATGAATTAATTGTAAAATCAAATACTGGAGATGCTGCAGCAAAAGCTAAAATGCTTAAATTTGGTAATAAAGTTTCTACAGCAGGTAGATTAATAAAAAGTGCTTTAGGCCCCGTTGCAATAGCGAGTGAAATTGCTTTAGATGTAGGTTTATCTCTTTACGATACAATGGATAAAGGTGTTCCTATTAAACAAGCTTTTGCTGATTCATTAACAAATAAATATATTTTAGGTCCTAAGTTACAAGTAGATAAACAAGAAGAAATTAAAAAAGAATTATTAGAAAGAGAAATGCCAGATGGCACAAAAATTATGTTAGAAGATACACCTTATAATCGTGAAAGAGGATTAGAGTTTGCGATGGCAAAACGTGGTGAGATAAAAGCACCATTTATGGCTCAGAGTAAAGAGGCTGATAAGCAAAGATTAAAAGAGAGACAAAAACAAATGGATGCTTTGTATGCAGATGAATTAGCGAGTAAAGATTTAAGTAACGAGGAAATAGATGCAGTTTTGGCTGGAGAGGATGTATACAGTCCCTACACTTTAGGTTTTGGTATGCAACAAAAAAAACCTGGAGAGGGAGAAATGAGATACAATGAAGATGTAGCTTATGATGAGTTAAGAGACCTTTTTAATCAAAGTGTACAAGATGCAATAATTAGTAAACAGTTTAAAAACATAGCTGATGCCGGTGGGGTAGCTAATTTAGCAGGAGGTGGTATAGCAAAATTAGCTGGTGTAGACTCAGGTCCACCACCAGAAGCAGGCCCTAATTCACGGGGGTTGTCATCATTAATGAAACGTGGTACTAACACATAGGAGTATAAATGGCAGAAATCGATAAGGGACTCCCGAACACTAGAACTGAAATAAAAATTCCTTCTGAAGAGGAATTACAAGAAGTTAATGTTCAGGAAGAAACACCAGAAAAAGGACCCGTAGAGGTCATTCCAGAAGAAGACGGCGGCGCAACAATAGATTTTGAACCGGGAGCCATAAATATACCTGGAACAGAAAACCATTTTGATAATTTAGCAGATATTTTACCTGACGATATTTTAGACCCCGTTGGTAATGAAATGGTTCAAAACTACATGGACTATAAAGCATCAAGAAAAGATTGGGAAAATTCATATAAACAAGGTTTAGATCTTTTAGGATTTAAATACGAAAATAGAACAGAGCCGTTTCAAGGAGCAAGTGGTGCAACTCACCCAGTTCTTGCAGAGGCTGTTACACAGTTTCAAGCACAAGCATATAAAGAATTATTACCAAGTGATGGACCAGTAAGAACACAAATTATAGGTGTTAAAAATCCTGCAACAGAACAACAAGCACAACGTGTAAAAGATTTTATGAACTATCTTGTGATGGATCAAATGAAAGAATACGAAGAAGAGTTTGACTCTATGTTATTTCATTTACCTCTCGCAGGATCTACATTTAAAAAAGTTTACTATGATGTTCCACTAGGTAGAGCTGTATCTAAATTTGTACCAGCAGACGAATTGGTTGTGCCTTATACTGCAACATCAATTGAAGATGCAGAGGCTGTTATACATACAGTTAAAATGTCAGAAAACGAATTAAGAAAACAACAAGTTAGTGGTTTTTATAGAGATGTAGAATTAGCACCACCGTCTAATGTTGAAAGAAACGAATTAGAAAAAAAAGAAAGAGAATTAGATGGCACTAAAAAAACTGGTAAACAAGAATCAGTTTATACTTTGTTAGAGTGTCACGTTAATTTAGATTTAGAGGGGTTCGAAGATGTAAACTCTGAAGGACCTACTGGAATAAAATTACCTTACATCGTAACAGTCGAAGAAGGTAGCCGAACAGTTCTTTCTATTAGAAGGAACTATGCGCCCGATGATCTAAAGAAAAATAAAATTCAATATTTTGTCCACTTCAAATTTCTGCCAGGACTTGGATTTTATGGCTTTGGACTCATTCACATGATTGGCGGATTGAGCCGAAGCATCACCAATACAACCAGGTGAATTTAAAGATGTAGATGCACCAGGTGGATCTTTAAGAGATGCATTTTTTCCATTACCATACAAAGAACCATCACCGACATTATTACAACTATTAGGTGTTGTTGTGCAAGCAGGTCAAAGATTTGCAGCAATAGCAGATATGCAGGTTGGTGAAACAAAACAAAATGCTGCTGTAGGAACTACAATTGCGTTGTTAGAAAGAGGTTCAAGAGTCATGAGCGCAATACATAAAAGATGTTATGCAGCCATGAAAGATGAGTTTAGAATTTTAGCAAAAGTAGTTGCACAATATTTACCACCAGAATATCCGTATGATGTTGTTGGTGGACAAAGAAATATTAAGCAAGCAGATTTTGATCAAAGAGTAGATGTAATACCTGTTGCAGATCCAAATATATTTTCTATGAGTCAGAGAATTACACTTGCACAAACACAGCTACAACTTGCAACATCACAACCACAAATACATAACTTGTATCAAGTGTATAGAAACATGTACGAAGCGATTGGTGTTAAAAATGTAGACGCAGTTCTACCACCACCAGCACCAAATGCACCCATGGATCCGAGTATGGAGCACATAAATGCATTAGCTGGTAAACCTTTTCAAGCTTTTCCTGGTCAAGATCACAGAGCACACATTACTGCTCACTTAAATTTTATGTCAACTAACATGGTTAGAAATAATCCTATGGTTATGGCTTCAATACAAAAAAATATTTTAGAACACATTAGTTTGATGGCTCAAGAACAAGTACAATTAGAGTTTAGAGAACAAATGCAAGAGATGATGTTGATGCAACAACAAGCTGCAATGAATCCACAGATACAACAACAATTACAAATGATGACAAATCAAATCGAAGCAAGAAAAGCTGTGTTGATTGCAGAGATGACAGAAGAATTTATGCAAGAAGAAAAGAAAATTACGTCACAATTTGACTCTGATCCGTTGTTAAAACTAAAATCTAGAGAAGTTGACCTACGTGCAATGGAAAATGAGCGTAAAAAAGACAATGA